TTTGTGAGCGCTAAATGAGTTTGGCCGAGTTCTTTGGCAAGGGCGGCATATTGTTTTGAAGTTCCAACGCCATCGAGAACAGAATATTCGTTGTGGAGGTGTAAATGGATGAAAGCCATTATAATTCACCGATCCAATTGACAGCCTCAATTGGCATATTGAACATTTTATTTGCCCACAAATGAGTAGGTGACCTTTCTCCTGCTTTTGGGGCGCCTACTACGCATGACTTTTTTCCTAAACCTAAACCATAAGCCCAATCTGCGGTCGCATCTATTCCGCAAGGAAGCAGTAAAACAATAACATCACACTGCTCAATAGCTCGGCGATTTTCTTCTACTGCATTTCGCCACTCGGGACGATCAAGATATTGTTTATACTCGTGTTTTTCTGGGTCGAATTGTTCAGGGAATTGTTCAGGGGGGATTTCAGGGGTACTTCGGCATTTTGGATCAGTAAAGTCATAAACTTCGTGGCCTTTGGTCCGTATCTTTTTAGCAATTATTCTAACCAGAGTCCTGTTCTTCCAACTTGAAGAAATATATATTTTCATTTTTCACCCCACCAAAGAAACAATATGTTTGAAATTCTGCCCCTCAAAAAGCAGCGTACCCTCCCCAACAATACATTTCCTCAGATCCTTTAAAATATCGCGCAGAAATGAAGGATCAACCTGAAATTCAACTTTATCCCCCTTGTAGCGGCAATTGGCTGTTTCTTTCAACCAACCATAATCCCCTTCCCCTTTGATGGTCATGGTTCGTTCTTCAACCGCAATGGAAACAAAATCACCATTTGTGGAGCCAGAAGTGAACACCCCGGCCCGATCCAACATTTCGAGAATGCCGCCAGGGAATTGCAATTCATGGCCTTTGATTTCGAAATACTGTTCAACTTCCGGAAAGTTGCCGGCCAAAACCCTGGCCGAAAAAATAAGGCCATCCTCGGCGTGAAAATGAACCCAGCCGGGGGAAAGCGAAAGTTTTTTGACCTCATATTTTACCAAGAATTTCACAACCGATGCCGGCAACAATATTTGGTCTGAATCAAATCCCCCGTCAAAATCAACCATGATGATCCGGAAATTGTCCGAAGCAATCACCCCTTTTTCATCAATACAAACGCAGGTAAGATGGGGCTTACTTAAATCCTTGGCTGCGCAATAACTGGCAATTGAGACCGCCTTCAGGAAGTTTTCCGGCAAAGCGACGAATTCAGTATGATCAATGGAAATTTCTTCAAGGGGTAATTGAATATCTGCTTCAAGCCGAATGCCGGCCTTTGCCTTTTTTCCCTTGATGATCAATTCTGTTCCTTCAACTTCAACATTGATTTCTTCGTCCTTTATCTTTGACAAGAGCGAATATAATTCGTTCGCCCTGACCGCCCCTTCAAAGCCAGACTTGAAGGGTCTATAGACGGAAATTTCATCATTGAATGTAGTGATCGAATCCCCATTGAAAACAAAGCTTGTTGATTGAGCAATGATATCTTTATTTGCCAACCCCGGTTTTACTTGCTCGAGGGCTGCTATTAACTCTGTTTTTTTTATTAACATAATTTTCTCCAAAATATTACTCAAGGTTTGTCAAATTGCCAAAATTCTTTTTTATGTTTTTAGGATCGCCCTTGTAAAAAACAAGGATATTTTGATGGGTTTTTCCTAATTTCCTGCCGCTTTGGAATTGTTTTGTGACGCGAATAGGCAAACTTCCGGTTGGCGTCATCAGTATTGCATCATTATACAATTTGCAGCCGTTTTCTTCAAAAATTGTAATGGTGTCCCCAACAAAATTGTGATAAAAACCTTCTTTATCACGATAATTTGTTACAACAAAACAAGCAAACCGATCTTTTTTAAGCTTTTTGCAAGAATGTTTTATTATTTTTGAATAAATTTTAATAAACTCTGGATATGACTTATTGCTTATATCTTTTGGATCATCGCTATATACTTCGAGATCGCCATACGGCGGGCATGAAAAAACAAAATCAGCTTCTGGTGCAAACCTCCTTATGTCGGTACTCGAATCGCCGCAATGCCAAATTGGGGGGTTCTTTTGTAAAATTTGAGAACCTTGTGCAACATTTGCGGCCACTTGTTCCTTTCTTAATTCGCATCCCCAATATCTATAGCCTAAAAAGGCCGATACTAGGCCTCTTACTGAGCCACCAGCAAATGGGTCTACAACTGAACCACCGGTAGGACAAAACCATTTATACGCAAGCTCGCACAGCACAGGATCAAATATAGAACCGCCTTCATTATTCCCCCGGTTTGCCATATAATCAGGGCATTTTTTTGGAACACAAGTAGGCTTTATATCTCTGCCGAGTTCACTCTGAATGCCTAACTTTAACCACGACCTTTTTCTTTTCTGCCACCAACCATCCCTTGATGACAAAACAGTAAAAGGCGGGGTTTGGAAGCTTCTTTCAAGGCCGGTATATACAGTTTCAGTTGCTAATCCAAATCCTTCTTTCATATCTTTACACTGGGGAATCTATATTAAAGTGACAAAAAAGGGGTGAATAAACTCACCCCTTTTCCTATTTGTTGAAGGCGTTGCTTTCAGGCCAATTTCAAAATATCGCCTGTTTTGTTCAACACGCCAAACTGGATCAACCCCGAAACGATGTAGCGGTTCACATTGATCGCCGTCGGGTTCGAACTGCCGCCCTGCGCCACAAATATTTTATCAGATTCATCCATGATTTGCTTTGCAGTTGCCCCGACTTTGCAAAGTTTTCTGATAGCCTCTGCAACAGCCATGTCTCTTGTATAACGGGGCTCGGTGTTTTTTTCGGCCTTTGCCTGTTTTTCCTTCTTCACAGTTTTTTCTTTTTTTGCCGGCTTTTCCTTGGCAGCCTTTTCGGCTTTTTCCGGTTTGTTTGTAGGTGCTTCGGCCGGTTTGCCATCTTCGGTAATAGGAACAATCCCGAGGGCCTTCAGTATGAGCCAATTTTCCACGCTGAATTCATCGGTGGCGTAAATCTGGCACTCTTTTCCCTCGTAGCAATTCTCGAGAATCACGGCCTTTAAAGTATTGAAGTCTTCGCCTTCAATTTCAATGGCGGGGGCGAGGGCCATGATGTCATTCATTTGGCCGGCAAGTGTAACAAGATCATCGAGTGTAATCTTATTTTTTTCTTCAGGTGCATCTTCGTTTTCATCGGCCGTTTCAACAATAACTCCTTCCGGGATTTTAATTTCAAGGGTGATCAACATGTCACTGGTGGCTTCGCTGATTTTATCCCCTTCTTCAATCAAACCGGCCGCCTTGGTAATTGCCTTGATCAACTCCTCGGTCTTGATGGCGACGGTTTTTATTTTCGGATCAGGGTCGAGTAAAGTATTGAGTTCCACGGCGCAGGCAATCAGGTCGGTACGTTTGATGTCTTTCATTGTTTTCTCCCAAAATTTGTTTGATTTTACCGCCTTCGATGAGGTTTTTAGCAATCAATTTGCTTTCACATCATTATATGCGATTGACAATTATTTTGTACAAAAATCGTCGTGAAATTCAAATTAATTTTTATGCTAATTCCTTGTTCTTTTTTCTCTCTTCATTTCCAAGTATTTACCATAAGCCTCGGATTTTGGCTGTGCCATCCCCAACCCCTTGCACCAGTAATCATTTCTCAACAGAACCTTACACATCCGACGCCAAGATGGTGCCCAATGTTTATTTTCAAGTTCAACCGGCGCTTCATCGGGCATTTTTTTATACCCCCTTCTTTTCCAACCGGAAATGAACTTGGTAAACCGCTCGATATAATGGTCGCGAGTAACTTGTGGCATTGTTCTCAAGAGTAGTTTGCAAAAACTTTCCCAAGTATGATTTTCAGGCTTGAATATCTTATTATACCCAGTCATGTTACCATTTTCTTGAATATACAATGCACCGCTATTAACCCCATTCACCCTGGCAATCAATTTGTACCAAGTATCGGGTTCGAGTAGGTGATAGAGCCACAATCCTCTTCTTTGATCATCACCATAAGGTTGGCAAAGCCTCATCTGTGAGGGATTTACGCCGGCCTTATTCATTTGTTCGTATATTTTATTATATTTTTTGTCTGGATAATTTGAATGATATTTCCATATATCAGCAGTTTTCCAATCATAAATTGGATAAGCATTATATAAATTGTCAATTACTTTTGTTGTGAATTGTTTATCTTGATATTTTTCTTTTGTTTTTGAAGCGATTGTTCGAAAACGATTTAGACTTTCATCGCACCTGATTCCAACAAAACAGGCGGTCTTTTTATCACCGTTATACCAATCGCCAAAAAGAATAATAAATTCTTCAAATTCCATATTATCAAAAAAGAAAGGCAACTGTGATGCTTCAGAATAAACCCCTTTCATTTTTGGTTTTTCTCTGACCCAAATTTCTTTTGATTCTTCTCCCCATGCAGTCCATGTTGGCTGGTAATTGCTAACAGCATTTCTTAATTTTATAGGAAGGCAAATCCAAAATAGTTCAATCACATCTTTATATTCTTCAACCATTTCGTGAATATGGTCTATCGTCTCTGTGTATTGGGCTTCAAGATCGATTATTAGAAGGCCAAATTTTCTGTTTCTCTTGATTGCTTCGGCAGCAACAAGATGAAACATTACTGAACTATCTTTCCCGCCACTAAAGCTGACATATATTGATTCAAATTCATCGAAAATAAAAGAAACCCTATCACGAGCGGCATCAAGAACATTTTGTTCTTTATAAACTTTTAATTTGCTCATTTTAATAAATATCGGCTTTTGGTTTATTTGTTATGAGTTCTTTGCCAACCCTATCATATCCATTTTTTACAAGCCAAATATTCAAATACTTCAATGCTATTCTGTCGGCTTTGTATTGTTGTTCTTTGTTGAGTAAATTGTAACCATTCCGAAAACAAGAAGGAATCCCATATTCATAACAAAGGGCAGCTTGTCCAAGCCAAGCAATCCGGTTCATGGTATCGTTTGTGAGGTAATGTTCGCATGAATTTTTCCACTCAACAATTACCTTTTCAAGGACTTTGCCAAAAGTTGAAGTTGAAGACAATAAAGTTGAATATTTTTCTTCACATTCTTCTTTTGACATCCCGGACGGGGGTGTTGTTCCATAAAACCCGGCTTTGTGGCATTCCCATTTTTCGTAAGTATGAAGAATTCGACCTTCTTTTGCGTCTTTGTCTGGTTCAATACTTTCTTCATTAAAAGCAAATTCGATATCTTCATCGGAAAGAATATCTAAATCCCATGATTTGGAAAATTCATCGTTTGAAAACAATTCAGTAAGCCCTGAAACCTGACACAAACGCAGAACCTCGTCTGGATCCATTCCTAATTCGTTTCCTATTTTTTTAGACGACCAATTCCGTTTTTTCAACTCAACAACAATGTCACTCATTGAATCTACATTGTGTTTTCCTCTGGCTCGGTTATGACGAATTGTTGAGGCTATCCGATCATTCCTACCGGTATTTTCTTCTTTTATTGTTACAACCGGGAGGTATCCGTGAACCCTTTTGTTTACATCATCAAATTCTTTACAAACCCTGGTCCGGTGAAACCCATCAACAACTTCCCTGCCATTTTCTATGGGCCACGTTACAACAGGCTGTGTATATCCGTCATGGTGGATTGATTTTCTAAGGAGTTCCATCTCAGGCGGAGCTACGGAATTTGGGTTATAATCATTGGCCGCAACATTATCGTGTTTAACCCAAATTACACAATCAACCGGTTCGGTTTTGAAAGGAGAAAGTTCGTGGATAGTTTCTTTTATTTTATTGATAAAAGAAACTTTTTCATCAAGTTCAGCTATTGACGCAACAGCCTTGGCCACATCATTTATGATCGAATAATCAATAATTTTATTTTGCCTTCCCATTTTTACCCTCGAACTTTTCCCGGTTGCAACTTCAAGTCAATATTGCCAATTTTACATATTATACTGATGTAAGCAGAAATAAAAACATAAAGCCGGGAAAGCCCGGCACGTTTCATAATAACCTCCATAATTTTAATTTCAGGATATCCAACCTCGCAAAAAAAAATCCATCCATAAAAATAACAGCCAACCAGTGGCCGTATGCACTGGTTTAAGCCGCTTGGATTTCTCCAATAACGGCTTGTTTTTTTTCAATCTTCGTTATTCCGAACCTCATCCCCGTAAGGTTCGTCATTATAATCATCTTCTTCGGCAGTTCCACTCATGGCAAACCGTATCTATCCCGACAAGGGGCACAAGCACCCCCGACAAGGCGTTTTGATTCAAGGCCGCAACATTCACATTCACCTGGCTGACCAACCGGAATTGCAGCCGCTCTTTGCCGGATTGCTTTTAAATTCGCTTCGTCCAAAATACTATCCCTTTCGAGTTGTCGATCTACTTCGTCCATATTTCAGTCCGTAAAATTAAAATTGTTTTCAGTATAACTAAGGCCCCTTTCAATACGTTTTTTGTTCTGCTCACCAAGGTTTTGAAACCTTCGGCAAATAATATCCAATTTTTCCTTGGATTGCAAAATTTCATTCATTTCGTTTAAACAATCCGGACAAAGATAATGCACTTTCTTTTTAGTCGTGATTTCGGTAAGTTGCCTGGGGTAAAAATCTCTTTTGCATTTAATCGATCCGCATTTTATCAAAGTAGCCGGCATGTCAAAATACCTCAATAGGAATTTAAATTAAGCAGAAACCACAAGGAGCATCTTCAGCATCAATCATTTCATATTTTTGGCCGATGATTTTTTCCAATTTACGAATTTTAGCAAGTTGAATTTTACCAAACTCAGTATTGAACATTTTGGCCTGTTTTGTTTTACTCGCCAACATACAAGGATAACAACCAACTCGGTCATTGGTTCCTTCAAAATACAAAGGGTTTATTTCTATCCCTCTATTTTTTATTTCATTGAAAACCTGTGGGGTAGTAAAATCTAAAATTGGAACTTTTACTTTGATAAATTGTCGATGTTTTTTTGAAAGTCTACCGGGGTAAAAATCCGAATACTCATAGACTGTTTTTGAATCGAACTTACCATATTTAAGTTTTCGATTTGTGCTTTCATCTGTTCTCATCCCATACCATATTTCATAATCAACCGATTCTTTACAATTTAATCTATACCATGTTTCGGCTGCTTTCCTTTTCAAATGCCCGGAACAGAACCTCATTGGTCCGTGTGGAAATTTTCCAACTTTTATAATTAATTCTTCAATATTCGTTACTGAAGTCCCTGAATACACTCCCCCTATTGTTCTTTGTATTGTTATCCCAAGCTGTGTTTCTAGTCTCTTTAGATACAAATATGTTTCTGGATGTTCCCAACCGGTATCGTTAAAAAGTGGTATACAATTCCCAACACCATTCATTTCAATTGCGAGTAACAGAGTCAATAAAGAATCTTTACCGCCGCTTACTGGGACTATTATTTTCTTTCTGCGCTGTCTCATCAGTAACTCGCTAAAAATGGCCGGCCAGTCTCGAGGCGTTGCAAAATGGTTGCATAATTTTTACCCCTCTTTCCTGACCGGACGATTAATTGGTTGATCCGGAATATCCCCAACTCGGCCTCGCCATCGGTTTGATTCAGGCCGAAGAAGGCCGTTGTATGGCTATACTTTCGCTTGTCCTCTGAATAATTCGATAAGTCCAACCAATCCTTGCCATAAGATGCCCCATCCGCTTGTGTGGGGCAAACTACCAAGCAATGCCATTTATGGGCCAATGCTCTCAACTTCAACCACTTCATATTTTCTTTTTGACGGAAATCGAGTTTTCGATCTTCATCATCAGGCCCCATGATGTCAGGGTAATCGATCAACACTACATCGACGGTAAAACCATTTTCATGCCAGATTGCCAGTTGATTGTCAATCATCCTGCAGGTCAAGGTGTATGCCGGATAATCTGCAAAATTCCACCCGGCATTTCTGAATCGTTTTTGAAACTTCCTTTCAATATTATACGCTTCTTTCCAGGTTAATGGATCGACTTTTTCACGAATTTTGAACCAAGGGGCACCAAGGAATTCTTTTTTTCCAAGGCCTTTGGTGCAGGGTTCGTGTTCTTCTCCATATTCCTCAAACGCCTCTGAATACATTTTCTGCAAATCTTTGATAGCGGGTGGTTTATCCCCACGAATAGGAGACATACCACCAGGGCCGGCGGCACAATTCCCGTTTTGGTTCCAGAAGCAATCCAGAACTGGGATTAGCAGGCGGCCGCAATATTCACTTTCATTTGATTTTCGGGCCATGTAGATGTATTTCCGTAGTTCCATCTCTTCGCGATTCATATCGCCGGCCGCAAAGAAGGCTACCTTCTTGCCTGATTTTTGGGCTTGGAACCCAATATCGGCAAGCCACCAAGTTTTCCCGGTTTTCTCTGGCCCAAGTAACCCAACAAACCCGCCACGCACAAAATGCCGATTGAGAAGATGCCCAAGTTTGCCGGGATATTCGATTATGGGCTCCTGAACGTTCTCGAATATCTTTTGGGTTCGATTGATATCATCGGCAAAGAAATTATGATCAACCCCTGCCGTTCTTTGGATTTGGCGATTTTTGGCAATTAACGAATTAGCCTCAAGTAGATTGCCGCGCTCGGCCTCTAACTTTACTTCGTCAGCAAGTCTGATCAACCTGTTTTCATCGAAATAGGCAAATGTCTCGTCAATTAAAACATCGGGATTACTTTCAGATTGTTCTTGGTATTCCCCAGAAAGTCCATCAAGAATATCACCAATGTCATCGGCTTCATCTCGACGAAGTTTCCCCCGGCGAACATAAGATTCATAGATAATCCCGATGTTTTCAAGGGGTGGTTTTGAGTGTTTATTCCAATGCCGAATGCACCATGAGGCAATTTTTTTGGCCGCTTCATCTTTTAACAAATCTTGATCAAAAACTGGTGATATTTCCCTCAGATATTTTTCGTTGGTGATTAGACCTATCGCGATTCGCCGTTCGATGAATTGTTTGCTCATGATGCTAGTTAAAGTTCAATGTTGAAATCATCACCAGAAAGTCTTTCTCGCTCAGAAAGTTCCAATTGAGCAAGGGCATTCCAGATTTCGTGGAATTTGTGTGGCAAGCCCGATTTTGGGTCAAGGAGCTCTCTTTTCCCGGCCAACCGGTGCCGCCATTCGGCATCCTTATACCGCTCAGGCTCGACGTTTTCCCAGCTCCCCCGCGCATAACCTTCCCGCCTTCCGGCCTCAAAAACCTCAACCATGGCTTCGAGTGCATGGCTAAATTCTTCAAGACAACCAGCAATAGGCTTTCCGGCATCATGCTTTATGGCGTGGTCTATCGAATCTGTTTTTTCAGTCATATTGGTTCTTCTGTTTTTTTGATCAAAAGTTTTTGATGTTGTGTAATTTTGACACTTTTGAAGTGGCCTTTCGCATACGCCGGGATATTGACAATCACTTGGATAAGGTTCCATATTATTTCACCGCCGAATAAATTACGTGTAAAGGGATGGTAAGAAATAGAGCCCCAACCCCGAAAATAAGCGCAAAAAAATGCAATATGAGAAAAATGAAATGTCCCATATTGCTAATCCTCGAGGTTTTTGACATCGTTGTTGGCTTTGAATTTGAAGCCTGTTTTTGCCGGCACCTGAAGAGGTTCACCAGTCTTCGGATTCCTGGTCGCTCTAGCTGTTCTTTCTTTCGGGTAGAATTTTCCGATTTTATGCAGAACAACTTCGCAACCCTGTTTGACTAATTCAATAGTTATTTCACTATTGGCTTGTAAAATTCTTTTTACGTCAGTTTTTGAATCGCCAGTGTGATTTGAAACCCTCGTTACCATGTCTGAAAAATTTACTTTATTCATTTTTGTTCCCATTTTTGAGTTTTTTGTTACTATTTTTTGCCGGTAGTTGTAATTTCATTTTATGATGGACACATCCGAATTTGGGGCCTGAGTAAAAGGCCCCGTAGTCACCCCAATAATCACCCCCCCATTATTCCCT